CGGGTCCGCCGGTGGGCCCGGTCGCGTTGAAGTTGCCGGGGTTGGATACAGTCCCCGCGCCGCCCGGACCGGGTCCGCCGGTGTCGAGGCCGGGTCCGCCCTGCACGGCGCCGCCGAAGGCGGACGAGGGCGCGCCCTGTCCGCCCGGCGAGCCGCCCATGCTGCTCATGGCGCCGCCGTTGCCGGCGTTTAGGCCAGAGCCGAGCCCGAACAGGCCGGGCCCGGTGACGCCGCCGCCGAGGGCGCCACCCTTGGACGCGGCGCCGAGGCCGGGGAGGCCCGCAGCACGGCCGATGCCGGTGGACGTGGCGCCGAGGCTCTTGCCGACCGTGCTGGTGCCGCCGCCTTGGCCGTAGCCGCCCGCGCTGAAGCCGGACCCTTCCGTGCCCAGCCCCTGTCCCTGCGGCCCGGTGCCCATCGAGGGACTGCCGCCGAGGCTGACGTTGCCGAGGCTGGGGCTGACGATCGAGCCGCCGAAACCGGCTGCACTGTTCGCAGCAGCTGCCTCCGCGGCCGGGTCCGCCACGCCCTGAGAGAAGGCGGCGCCGGGGCCGTTGTTGCCGGACATGCCGGGCGTGCCGGTGGTGCCCATGCCACCACCGCGCCCTGCCGCGCTGGCGCCGCCACGACCACCGAGGCCGTGGCTTGAACTGATGCCGAGGATGCCGCCGCCGATCAGGTCGGCTGCGCTGCCGAGCTGGCCGGTGCTGGGCAATCCGGCGGGGCCGCCCAGCATGCCGAGGCCGACTTGGTTGCCGATCGCGTTCCCCGCCTGCGCGATGCCGCCGCCGTAGATGCCGATGTCGCGTGATCCACTGCTTTCGATCGGCGCGGCGGCGGGCGCAGGCGTGCCCTCGACCGGCGCATCGGGTGTGGCCTCGATCGGCGTTGCCGGAGGCGGCGCGGCTGGCGGCGGTGCGGCTGGCGGCGGTGCGGCTGGCGGCGGTGCGGCTGGCGGCGGTGCGGCTGGCGGCGGCGCCGCTTGCGGATTGCCGAGCGGGTTGGTGGCGGGCGGCGGCGGCGCGCCCGCCATGAACGGGCCGGTAACGGTGCCGCCCCAGTCGAAGCTGGGCGCCCCGGTCGGGCTACCGCCGGGTAGGCCGGCAGCACCTTCGGCGCCGGACGGAATGCCGCCGGCACCTTCGGCCTCGATCAGCGCCTGCACGATCGCGCGCCGACGCGCCTCGGCGGTGTCGGCCGGCGTGATGCCCCATCCGGTCGGAGGATCTGCAAAGCCGTAGTCCGACATGGCGTACTCCTAGACGTTGACGCCGCCGATTTCGAAGGTCGCCGCGATCGCGACCAGCTCGACATCGGGCTTGACGGTCTGGGCGATGGTGACCTGCAGGATCGGCGCATGGGCGAAGCCGGTGGTGCCGACCGACACCCACAGCGTGTTGCGGTTCTGCGGGCGCTGCGGCGCGGGCTGGTCCCACTGCGCCCAGCGCGTGCGATCGTCCTGCGTCGGCGGCACCGTTGCCGGTGTCAGCGGACCCCACTTGCCTTGGTTCCAGACGTCGGGCAGGCCGGGGTCGAGGCCGGCCGCGGGCGGCGGCGGGATGGTTACGACGTAATCGATCGTCGAGGTGATCTGCGGCTCGAACGGCTCGGTCAGCCCGGCGGTGAACACGGCGCGCGCCTGCCGCCACGTTACGGTCTGCGAGCGCGCCTGAAACGTCTCCCAGCCCCCGACGAGCGTACAAACATAAGGCTGGCCGTCGTCGGTGCCGCTCTGGTCGGCCTGCATCACGAGGCCGTCCTGCGTCCCGAAGTACAGGTTCTCGGCTTTGCGGACGAAGGCCATCGCGTCGTAGCCGACCGCACGCGCGAAGGCGCCGGTGGCGCTGTTCATCACGAGGCAGTAGCGATTGCCGGGACCGCCGCCGGGGAAGGTGACGAAGATGCCGCCGTATTCGTCCCAGCGCTTGATCGTCCACGGGTAAGCGATCTTGTGTTTCACCTCCTCGCGCCACATCGGCTTGATCGCGCGCGAGATCATCGCCAGCTCCATCTCGCCCGCGCTCTTGGTGATCACCTGACTGATCGGGACCATGCCCTCGACGGTCAGGATCACGAGGTCGCCGCCGACCTGCGTGTGCGCGTTCATCCCCATCGGCTTGCCGACGAAGTAGCGCCCCTCCTGCCGCCACGTCGCGGCGTTGCCGGGGTCGTTGCCGGTGAAGATCAGCGCTTCGCCCTCGCTCGTCACCACCACCAGCTTGTCGTCGATGCCGTCGCCAGCATCGATGGTCCAGCTGGCGAGGAACAGCAGGTAGCCGCCGAGGGTGGCTGCGCCCGATACCGGGATCTTGGTGAGCGTGCCGCCGACGCTGTCGGTCTGCAGGAACCAGAGGTTCATGCTTTGCTTTTCGATGAAGTAAAGCCGGCTGCGGTATTTGGCGACGTAAGTTAAATTGCGCCCGAACTCGACCGGCGAGCCGACCGGGCCGGTGATCGCGGCGGCGCCGTCGGAGGGAACGGCTGGCGGCAGCAGCGTGACCCAGCCGGTTGCGCTGTTGAAGCGCAGCACCGGGTCACCGGCGTCATTGACCACGATGAGCCAGTTGCCAGCGAGATTGGCGAGCGGGCTGGCGCAGTAGTTGCCGCTGTTCTGGCCCGACTTGACCAGCGCGGGCACTGGCGCGGTGACGTCGAACAGCTTGGTCTTCTGCGCGGCGAACATGCGCTGCTGCGAGACGTCGGCATACTCGAACGCGGACACGATTGGCTGGCGCGACGGGTCGCCCACCGGCGGCGTTACGCCGACCGGGACCGGGGTCCACAGATAAGGGATCGCCGCGCGAGATGCCGCGAACGTGTTCGGTGCGGCGGCGCTGATGTGGTCGAGCCGCGCGCCCCAGAGCGAGTTGTCGGTGTCCTTGGCGATCGCACCGGCGGCGTAGAACGTCTCGTTCAGCCACGCGGGCGTGTCGGCGACCGCCGCCATCGTGTGCAGGTCGCAGTGGCGCACACAGCCGCCGCGCAGCTTGACGCCGCGCATGGTCGGTATCCAGTTGTCCGAGACGATGCACGAGCCCGGCCCCATGTAGGCGTCGTTCTCATGCTGGATGATCCCGCGGGTCGGGGCGGGGATGGTGATCGCCTTGAGCTGCTGGGCGTACTGGCCCGGCACCGGCTGGCGACGATAGGCTGCGTGCGCGCTCATCCCAGAGTTTCCAGCTTGATGATGAAGTCGGTGGCCTTCATCGGCGGCTTGCCTTCGAGCGCAAGCAGGCGGTTTTCGTGCTCGTAGAGTAGACTGGTTTCGGCCGGAACGGTCGGCTTATCGCGCGGCGGCTCGACGTATGGGTCCGGCTCGCCGCCGTCGGCGAGCCACGCCTCGTATTCCGCGCGATCGCGATTGGCCGGATCGTTCGGTATGCACGCGCCATCCTCGGTGCGGATCACGACATCGGTGGCGGTGAGTTGATACTCTGCCATCACAACCTCGCGTCCACGCTTACGTTACCTTTGTTTTGGACAGCCATAGCTATTCTTCCTTGCGTACTGAGTGGCCCTCCTGTCACCGTCCCGTCGAACTCAATAAGCAACGTGGTTGAGTAGGAAGTCACCGGACCTGCTAAATCCCCAAATAACGCGCCATCGCCAATCAAAATAGGCGATGTAATTGTAATGGTCGGCGTTGCTCTCATCGGGACAGGATGTATAGCTGCAAGGCGTCCAATGTTATTGCTGCCAACACACCCGCCCCGCAAAGGAGGAACACCGTTGTAGAAATACCTCTGACACATCACCAACTCCTGATCAAACGGCCGCATGATCAGCGGCGACTGCGCTGCGGTCGGAGCCTGCGTGCCGGGGAGGACGGTTACGCCAGTGATGCGGAAGTTGTCAGAAGTAGCAGCAACGCCGTTAACTTGATTGGTCGATCCGACAAAGTTACCGGCTTGCCACCCGGGCGTCGCCAAGAAAGTTGTACCGGCCGCCACCGTAAACGTGAGGATCATGCCTGTGCCGTTGGTAACCAACCAAGTGCCTATCGTGTCGCCGGGAATAGTTATGCTTTTGAACTCTGCTACAGTCGAGACATTCTGTGTATAAGTAAATACATATGCGCGATCCAATCCCGCGTTCCTTATGCTCCCGGAATAGATACCAACGCGAGTGTGACCCGTCCAAAAGCTGATAGTGATGGGTGATGCTGCTGCATTTCCCCACGCCAATCGCCCTATACGATAACCCTCGATCGAATGTTGAAGAAACACATAATCATTGGCGCCGAGAGATGGTTGCGCCGTAGAAACCGCTATACCTATTTGCGCATGAACAAAAGCTGGAAATATTCCCGTAAGACTATATCTAGTTACGGCAACGCCACTGGTGCCAGCTTTGAGCAATCGCCAACCATCGGCGGGATGCTGACCAGATATAGATACGGTATTGTCTCCGAACTCCTGACTGACCTCCATCGAGCCGTTGATCTGCATCCCGTTGTAGGCCAGCGCGTCGAACGGCGCGGCGTAGACACGCACGGCGTCGACGTACTGCTTCGGGGCGGCCTGCAGCGCGGTTGCCGGATCGCCACTGAGCGCGAGCAGGCCGGTCATCGTGCTGCCCGACTTGGCCACCGCGGCGTTCGCCGTCACCGCCACTCCGGCCATCTCGGCCGAGAGCTGGTTGTCTGCGGTGTCCACATAGGCCTTGCTGACTTCGCCCGGGGCACCCTGTGGGCCGGTGGCGCCGGTCGGTCCTGTCGGGCCAGTCGGGCCCTGCGGCCCCTGTGGCCCTTGCGACCCTTGCGGGCCGGTCGGGCCCGGCACGGTGCTGGCGGGACCAGTCGGTCCTGCGGGTCCGGTGTCGCCCTTCGGGCCGGGCGGGCCGCCCGGCGTGCCAGCCTCCCCCTGCGGCCCCGGCGGGCCCTGCGGCCCGACCGGCCCGGGTGGGCCTTCCAGCGCGATATTGTAGCTCGAACCGACCGGCGGCGAGCCCCAGCCTGATGATACCGGGCTCATGCGGCCACCTTCGCTTCCAGCGCCTCGATGCGCGTCATCGCCTCTTGCAGCGCCTTGGTCAACGCGGCGACCAGCGGCGGCCATGCCAGCGACTGCACCACGTCAGGGTCGTCCTTGCGCCCGTTCGCGGTCGTGGGCAGCAGCGTCTCCTGCAATTCGTGCGCGATGAAGCCCCAGTGCTCGATGTTCGTCTCGACGACGAACGGCTTGCCCTCGCTCTTCGCCGTCGCCTCAAGGCCGGGCGGGGTGTATTCCTTCGGCGTGTAGGAAATCGGGTTGAGTTTCCTGACCTGATCCCACATGCTCTTGAGCGGCGCGATGTCCTTCTTGATGCGGTAATCCGACTGGAACGCGAGCTGCCCTACTGCTGTGCCGCCGATATAGAACCAGCCGCCCGGCCAGTCGATCGAGAAGGTGTAACCGGGATCGGATTGACCCGGTCTGCAGCGATACCCGTTGGTCGAGAGGATGTGCGTGTTTGAAGAGATATTCTTGGCGCTGACATCACCGGCGCCGTTAATGAAAAGGGCGTTGCCGTACCCGGCTGTATACAGCCTGAACGCATCGCCGCTACCCTCGGTACCGAGATAGAAGCGGTTGCCGTAGCCGGGCACTGCGAACCACATGCCCGCACCCGATCCCGACTGCGCGAGCTGTATCTCCTGCACGTAAGAGGTGCCGTTGACGCCGAAATTGCCGGTGATCGTGCCGCCGCCGATCGGGAGATAGCCGCTGACCGTCGCACTGAGCGCGTGGCTGAACTGGAACTGCGATCCGTTAAAATACATGAACGTATTATCATCGCCGAACCGGATCACGTTGCCGCGCACTTTCACCTCACTGCCGGCTACCAGATTTCCTTTAGCCGTTGTGTCTGCTGCGGTGATGGTGAGCAGGTTGACACCCGCTCCTCCTCCGAAAATTCGGAAATGATCGTTCGCTCCTTCCGTACCGACGAAAAACCGCTGCGACATGCCGGACGTGTCGTACCAGCCGCCAGCGCCGGGAGAGGTGTAATGGTGATACTGGATCGTGTTAAACTCAAAGCCTCCGGCGGATGATTTGGCGAACGTCGTACCGCCGCTGATGTCTTGGAACGAGTGCGCCGTGTTGCGATAATAGTTGGACGGATCACCTGTGCCACCGGACACGAAGCACTGGTTGCCGGGTACGTTGGTGATGACGGTGTAAATCCCTGACGAATAGACGCTGCCGCCGCCCGCGAAAGCGAAGCCGGGCGCCGCCACCGTTGCGCTGAACGTGGCGCCGCCGGTGGCACGGTTAATGGTCATTGGGGTGCCGAGATAGGCACCAGCGTCGCTGTAGCGCGCGAGCGCGAAGCCAGACCCAGCGTTCGCCCCGCTCTCGGCCGCTTGGTCGCCCAGCGCCATCACCCAGCGCAGGTTGGCGCCATTATAGCTCGCCAACTGTGCCGCTGATCCGGCAACAGGCTTGACGAGATTGACCCCCGGCCACGCTCCCGAAACGGTCAGGTTGCCGGTCATGGTGTCGCCGGCTTTGAGCACGCGCAGCGCATCGGCGGCGTCGACGTAGGCCGCGCTGACGCCGCCGCTCGGCGCGCTCCACTGCGTGTTGTAGTCGGTGGCGTTGACCTTGGTCAGCACCTGACCGGCAGCGCCGCCCGCGGCGACGCCCGGGCCTGTGGCGCCCGGCGGGCCCGGTACCGTGCTGTCGGCGCCCGGCGGTCCCTGTGCACCGGCAACACCCGCCGGCCCCTGTGGCCCCGCCGGACCCGGCGGTCCGCCCGGCTCGCCATTGGCGCCCGGCGGGCCTTGCGGTCCCATCGGGCCGGGCGGCCCCTGCAGCGCGATGTCGAAGGCTCCGGCCGTCGTGTGCGGGTTGTTAATAGTGGGCATTGCGCGACCACCGCGACGTCGGCATGCGATCGACCAATATCGGCGCGGGCTGGTCGCGTCCCATCGCGTTGGCCAGAGCGTCGCTGTACGACCCCATCGGCTCTGCGTAAGGCGATCCCTTGTTGGCCATCCACTGCCAGATCATGCCCAGCTTGAGCAGCCGCTCGTCGAGCCGGAAGCGGTCGGTGTCGGCGATGAAGCTGTCGCCGTAGCCGCCACTGGCGAGAGCGACGCAGTTGCGGTCGAGGTAGGCGAACGAGGCGGTGACGCCGACGCCGAGCGCAGGCTGGATGATCAGGTTGTCTCCCAGCACCGTCCACATGCCGATGCCGTTGACGATCGTGTTCGAGAGCCGGTGGCGCAGCCACTCGTCGGTGTCGGGGACGAACGCCATCGGGGCTTGGCTGTTGAGCGACGACCACACATTGGTGGTCAGCAGCATGCGCTTGTAGTTGGCTGGCAGCGGCCATTCGGTCTGCACGGCGTCGCCGGTGTAGGTCTGCAGCGCCCTGAGCACCGACCAGTCGCGCGTGTCGTAGGCGATGCGCTGGGCCATCTCGTCGGCCAGCGCGACCATCTCCTGCATGGTGCGGTTGGCGGTGAGGTTGGTGAACACCGACGACGGCAGCGCCACGCCGACGGCGGCGCAGACATCCCGAACCACCGCCAGCAGTGTCATGTCACGCCGCCTTGTCAGGCCGTGCGTCGAGCGCCATCCGCACCAGTGCCTTGCGGTTCAAGCTGCCGATCGGCGCCTGCCCGGTCTGGGTGGTGATGAAATCGCGGATCTGGTCGAGGTCCATGTCCTTGAACTGGCCCTCGCCGCCGGTCTTCTTCAGCGCCTCGTTGTCCTCCGCGAGCGCCATATTCTTCGCCCGCAGCGCCTCCAGCTCGGCCTGCAGCTGCGTCGTCGGGGCGTTCTCTCGAGCCGCGGCGAGATACTCGTCGGCACGGTTCTTCTGCTCGCGGCCATAAGGGCCGAGGTTCTTCAGCTCCTGCCCATCGACATTCGCGAGCTGCTCGACGGTGTAGATGTTCTGCGCCTTGAGGCTGGCGCGCTGGCCTTCGGTGAGGAACGGCGCGAAGTCGAGCGGCGTGCCGCTCTTGGTTTGCTGGGTCTGCGCCTGAAACTGGCGATATTGGTGCGCGAAGCGCTCGGCGTAGGTGATCGATACCTGCTCGCCGGTGAACTGGTCGATGCGCCAGTGCGAATGCGAGTGCGCCGGATAGGACGTCCAGTTGCGACTGCCGGGCACGCGCACCTCGCACACCTCGACATCGTCGAAGATCGGTCGTCCCTCGGCTGCGCTCCTGCTCGGGTTCGGGTTCGCCATGTTCCTGAACGTGGCGACGAGGACAGCGTCAGGGTCGCGGGTCTGTGTCTGCTGCAAGGTAGGCTCCTGTTTGTTTCACATGAAACGGTCGGAACCACCGCCCGTCAGGCTCGTCCACTGGACGGGCGGCGGTCCCTTACCGGGGGAGAGCGGGAAGGATTGGGGGTTTTGACCCTCCCCCGATTATCATCACGATCCCGGGACGCTGTCGTACAACCGCCAGTTCATTTGCGGATTTACCATTGTCAGCTCGCCCATCCAGCCGATGAACTGCGCAATCGCGTCCTTGTCTATCGGCATTTGTCCCTCGCCCTCGAACAGCTTGTCGAAGTTACGCGAGGGGTGGTAGCGAAGACGGAAAGTATCCGTGTTCAACCCGAAGGTGGTATTGGCCGGCATATTACTTCCGATGCCGCCGTCCAACACGATCTCGGCCCGTTTTCCGCCGCCGATATACTCCAGCGAGGTGAAGCCGAGCTTGCCCATGCTCGTCTCGTTGGTGATGCGCTGGATGGCGACCGTTGCGGCATCGTAGGCGGCGTAGTGTTCCGGGGACATCACCAGCAGGTCGGCGTACTGCCGCCCGCGGCTCTGCTTGGTCATGATCGCGTTGATCAGCGGCCGGATCGTCGTCGCGCTGACCTGCGTTCCGATCGCGGCCGAGTAGGTATGCGCGTCATAAGTCTTGGTTTGCCAAATTGTGGCGGTGGCGCGATCGATGCCGCCGTAGACGCCGGTGGTGGGCACGATCGGCAGCGCGGTGGCGAGCCCGGTGAGCTGCTTGCCGCCGTTGGCGGTGCCGTCGCCGTAAAGCGCCGCGTCCATCGTGTCTTCGAGGCTGCGCTCGGCCGCCTCCATATACGCATCCAGAACGTCTTCGAGCTGGTTCTCTCCTTGGTTGTTGAGGATCTCCTGCATGCTCAGGACGATCGGCACGACCACCATCTTCGGGTCGAAGTAAGCGTCGTTGAACAGATCGATCGCCGGGTTGAGCAGCTGGTCGTAGCCGCTGTACCACTGGGCGACCTGTTTCGCGATCTGCAGGGTCTGGCGGATGCGCGGCCCGCTGTAGGACTGCCACAACCCCTTGCGGCGCATGACCGCGAGGAGGGCGTTGTTGTTGCTGACGAGATCCTCATACGAGGACGAACGCTCTTCGACCGCCATGCTCAGGATCTGCTGATAGGCGGCGTTGGTGGTGATATTCGGCATGGGATGTACCCCGTTTGCGTTGGATCAGAGCGAGCCATTCGCGCGCTTGATGGCGCTGGTAATGGCCTCGCGGCGGCCGACTGGTTTGTCCCTGCGCGCCACGCCGTTGGACGGGCCTGCGGGGGCTCCAGAAATGCTCTTCGCGGTACGGGTCTGAGCCGTCGGGGTGCGGGTCTGAGCCGCGTGGGTTGCCGGGCGGAGCAACTCCGCTCTGGCGTAGGCCTGATCCAGCGTAAATCCGAGCTTGATCTCGCGTTCGATCAGGTCGCTGAGTTCGTCAAATCGGGGCTTGGCGTCGGCGTACCGATCAAGCTGCGCCCTCGTCTGCGCGAACGTGGCCTGATACTGCATCTGCTGGATGCCGTTGACAAGCTTGTTCACGGTCTGGTGCAGCTGCCCGATCTGGCTGGCCTGCGCGTCGACCTTGTTCTGATGCTTGAGCAGCTCCTGCTGCTCGGGCGTCTGGTTGAGGTGGTGCCACGCGAGGTCGCGGAAGGTCAGCCGAGTGCCGTCCGGCGCCTGTAGGTTGAGGTTGTAGACGATTGTGTCCAGACCCGCGATCGGGTCCTGCCGCAGCTTGTTTTCCATCGAGACATAGTTCGACAGCGCGCGCTCCAAGGTGGTGCCCTGCTGCTTCGCCATTTCATGGAAAGGGCGAATGGTGTTCATCGTCTCGATGTCACCCTTGTACTTCTGGTAGGCCTGCTGGAACTCGCTCTGGGCGCGGTAGATGTCACCGCGCACGCTCTCCGGCGTGGCCGCCCAGTCGGCCTTGGCGCGCTCGTGCATGCGCGGCAGCGGCTCGCGGTAGGGCGCGTTCGCCGGCAGCTGGGGGGTGCTACCGTGCGGGGCTGGGGGTGACACGGTGCCACCCTTCTGCTCGCGCGGCGCGAAGTGGCCGTGCTCGGCACGCGGAGTTGCGGCAGGTTTTGCCACAGAAGCGGAGGTTGCACCGGGCTGGTCGTCCGGGCGCTTCTTCAGGTTTATCGTCGGCTTTTCCGGGTCGATCGGCTCGGGCGGCTGGTTGTCTCCGACCTTGGCGCGGCGCGGTTGCGGCGGGTTAATCTCGCGCGACTTGGCAAACGCCTTCTGGATGCTCTCGCGGCGGCTGTTGGCCTCGGCGACCTTGTCGGGCGCCTGCGAGCCGACCGGCGCCGGGCTCGAGGGCGGGTTCGGATTGATCGGCACCTCGGCCTGCTGCGGGGCAGGCGCCGGGGCGGGAGCTGCAGGGGGAGGCGTGTTGGGGGCGTTGACGACGTCAGACATGGCACGTCCTTTGGCCGCGACGAGCGGCGGTTAAGACGAGCCTTGTGAAAGCGGCTAGACCCCCGTCCCCCGCCTTTGGCTATCTGGGCCGGTGACCGGCCCGGTACTTCTCCGTCGCCGTCTTGAGCGCCGCGCGGCGCGCGGCCTTGACGGTCTTGGTATCGGTCGCACGCCATTTCGGCGGCGCCTTGTCGTTGCCGACCTCGGTGAGGCCCTGCGCGCGGGTGATGGCACGGAACGCGGCCTTGGACGTGTAATGACGGCCGTCGACGTGCTCGGTCGGCGGTATCTCGTCCGAGATCACATGCGGGCATGGCAGCGCAGAGCGCGCCACTGGCGCGCTATTCCGCTTGACGCGCCACCGACCTCGCTCGACCTCGACCAGCTCGACCATGACCCTCCTACAGCAGCGGCGGCACCACGAACACCACCGGCAGGCCGGGCTTGCCGGTGACCTTGGTCACCGGCACGCCGCGGCCGTTGGCCGCTTCGGTAACCGGCAAGCCGGTGCGCGGCGCAATCGCAGTAACATCAACAACAGGCAGGCCGCCAGCGGCGACCGTCACCACTGGCATGCCCATTACTTCTTGCCCTTCTTGGTGCGCTTGCTCGCCGGCTCGGTCTTCTTCGGCTTGCGCTGCTGCTCGCGCTTGGTCTTGCTGTCGCGCGCCACGGCGGTGAACTCAAAGGTGAGCACATCGCTCATGTCCTCGCCGCGCGTCACCTCGACGTCGACAATCTCGGCCACGTCCGACACTGGACAATCGGCCGTCAACGAGGTCTGCGAGACGAACACAGTCGGCACCTCGGCATCGTCAAACACCACGACGCAGTTCGGCGTAAAGCCGGTGCCGGTCACGGTGAGCGCGACAGAACCGGAGCCGACCACCGCGGCGTCGGGATCGATGTCGGAGAGCACCAGCGGCGGCAGCTCATGCTTGGGGTCGTCGGGGATCTGGTTCGGGCCGTCCTCGCCGGTGTACACACGCGAGCCGGGCGGCTCGTTGATGCTGACCAGCCGGTCAGTCTCACCCAAGCCGCCGGAGCCTTCGCGCGCCTGCCGCTGGCGGTTCTCCGCCTCTTCCTTCTGGTCTTCGGCGTCCTTGGTGTGGTCGAGGCCGAGGCTCGGCCACTGCTCGACCTTGTTCTCCGGTTCGGGTGGTGCCACGCCGGCCTGACTTTCCATGCCGAGCCGCTTGGGATCGACGATGCCGCCGGGGTTGGGGACACGCTTGGTCGCCGGGCCGATCTCCTCGCGCGTCACGCTCGGAATGTTCGGGTTGACGTTGTCGCGCGTCTGCTGGCCACCGGCCGGATCGAGCCGGTCCTCCGGTCTGGTGCGCTCGATGAAGTCGAACGGCTTCTCCTCCAGCAACTCGCGCCGCTCGTCGCCCTCGGCCTTGGGCAACTCGCGCCGGGCCGGACCACTGGTGACACCTCCTCTCGCGGCCGGGTGCGTTCCATCATCAAATTCGCGCTGTTTCTGGCGTGCGCTTTCCTCGGCAGCCTGCTGCCGTTGCCGCTCGTTGCGGCCGTCGTCGGGCGTGCGTGGTGTGCTCATGTGAACGTCCAATTGGTTGCGTTGCTGGGGGTACCACCGACACCGTTGACGACCGTGACCGGCACAGTGCCGGCGGTGGCCTTCTTTGGTGCGTTGGTGACCGTCAACGAGGTGGCGGACACATAGTTCGTCGTCTGCGCGATGCCGTTGACGTAGACGACGCTGGAGCGGTTGAAGTTCGTCCCGGTCACGGTCAACAGCGTGGTGCCGGCGCCGGAGACGTTGCTGGCGCCGCTCGCCGCCGACGTGGTCGGCGTGGCGACACCGGCCGTGCCGGTCAAGTAGGACGCATGGCTGGCATTCGGCGTGGCGGTGTAGGCGCCCAAAGTTGACACGGTCGGCAGCTGGCCGAGCGGGCCGGGATTGGTCGAGGTCGCGCTGACCACCACCTCGGTGCCGGCGCCCTCGTGCGCCACGGAGGTAGAAGCCGGGACCACGCCGTTGGCAGCGCCGGGGTACGATCCTTCGGTCCCGCCCGCCGTCGCACCCGTACCGCTCGCCAGCGCCGCGGTGTTGGCGGCGAACGCAACGAGCGATCCGGCCGCACCGTCGTCGAAGTAGGGCGGCGGATAGGTGTTGAAGATGTTGTTGTCGGCCGCGTCCGCATAAGTATTTTTCGTAAAATTCGGCGGGTTGGGCGGCGTGGCGCCGGTGAACGACATGTTCGTCGGCGGCGTCGGAGAAGGGGGAGTTACAGTCAACGCGCTCTGGGCCATTGTCGTCTCCTTTACCGGCGTGGTACGATCTGCACGAGGGGTCCGGTAGCGAGCCTTAAGCCTACGGCTACTACACGGCTGTTGTGGAAAGTGTCTCCGTCTACCGGGCTCCCTCTTCTTGCCGCGGCCATACTGCCGGAGCGATCGCGCCGGTCAATCCCAAATAGCCCATCTGCGATGCCAACCCGGGAAGCGGGCGCGTCGGCTGCAGCGAGCCTTCGTCGGTCTTACCATAAGTCTTGTGTCCGGTCGCCCTGTGCGCGGCATCGACCTCGCGCAGCTGGTTGATCGACGGCGCGGGCAGCTTCGAGAGGCCGGGGAACATGTTCTCGTGCGGCTCGAAGCGATTGCGGATGCGGTCCCATTCCATCCACTGCGACATGAACAGGTTCAACCCGTTCTCGTCGGCAATCTTCTGGTTGAGGTCGAGCGCCTGCTTGTATGCGCGCCCCATCTTGTAGACCGTCTCGGGCTCGCGCACCCATTGCGCCTGCTGCAAGTGCGGCGGGATGTTCGGGTTGACCTCGCCGGTGGCGAGGCGGAATTTTGGCGTCTTGGCATCGCCGACATGGTCAAGCAGCATTTCGCCGATGTGGCCATCTGAGCCGCTCTTGGTCATCAGATTGTCGAAGTCGGTGGCGAGGTCCGCGGGCGCTGCATCCTCACCCTTCTTCGCGGCATCCGCGACGCGCTTCTCCTCGCGCTTATTCCAGCGACCGACACTCTGGTTCTCCCAAGCGGCGCGCTCGGCCGGATCGGCGAACAGGCCGCCGGTCTTTTCCAGCTCGCGCGCCATGTGACGATCGATCGCGGAAATAGCGGCATGGGCCGGGTCTTGCCACACCGTGCCGAACGAGCCGGTTTTCATCGAGAGGCCGGGTATCTGCGAGGATATGCGCTCGACCGCTTGGCTCCAGCTCTCGTTGGGGTCTTTACGGAAAAACGCCGGGTTCTCGCGAAACATCTGCGCCATCTCGGCGACGCGCGAATAGTCGGCGGTGCCGCGTGTACCCAACCCGCCCTTCGGCTCTGCCTGTAGTCCAAAGCGCGCCGCAATGTTGTCGCTCACCAGCTTGCGCGCTTGTGGGGTCACTTCCTCGCCCGGCTTCCATGGGATCATGCTGGCGAGGTCGTTAAGCATCTCCGGCGAGCGCAAGCGGAGCCGCGACTGCGACACCTGATTGGGGAATAGCGGATTGTTCGGCGACGTCATGCCGAACACCAGACCGTTGAACACATCGGCATCGCTCGCAACGCCGCCTTCCGGCGTCATGGTGCGACCGAGCTTGCGCTGCATCTCGGCATGCAGCGTGCGATCGACGTTAGCCGGATTGATCGGATTGGCCTTCATGTGCAGCATGTCGGCATAGGTCCAGTTGCCACTGGTGCCGCCGGGGAGCTGAAACTCATTGCCGAGCATGTCCTTGTAAGTCTGCAGCGGCGACAAGGGCCCTAGGTTCTTCACGCCGTAATGCTCACCGAACGCCTGCATGTCTTCCGGCGTCATCTCCTTGAGCTGCTTGCCGCGAAACGTGACGTCGACGTTGTCGAGCGGATTGAGACTGCCGGTCGGCGCGGGAAAGTCGGCAGGCGGGTTGTTGTGCCCGCGCGGCGGAAGCCAGTTGTCGACCGCAGCAACCTCGCCCAGCTTGCCTGTACGCGCTGGCGGCAGGCGCGTGCGAACGCCTGCTTCGGCCGTGTCCGAGCCGAGCACAGCTCCCGCGATCGCCGGAACGGCACGCCCGGCCTTGCCCAGCATCCTGACCGGGTTGAACGTGCTCGCGGCGTCGAGCACGTTGTCGGGCGCCAACGTCTCGCCGATCGCGTCAGCCGCGCGCATGCCGGAGAGCACCGGGCGCACGTCGGCCGGGCCCTGCTGGCCGCTCAGGCCGCGCGCCACGTCGGCTGAACGCTGCACGCGCTGCGCCTGCGCATCATCGCGCGCCTGCTGGGCCTGCGCGCGATCATAGGCGCCGAACACGGCGTGCGGCGCGTCCTGCATGGCATACTCGTCCATGCCCGCCAGCCCGCCCATCTTGAACGCGCTGGCGACGTCGGGCTGGTCCGGCCAGCGACTGTCGACAGAATAGGACGGCTGATCGGCGGGGCCGCGCAGGTAGTCGAGCCCGAACGGATTGTACCGATCAGCCATGATGCGTCACGCCGCGAGCTGGCGGCGTCGCCGCGCGAAGCCCCACAGTGCACCGCAGGCGATCACGAGGCCGGGGATGCCCGCACCGACCACTGGGCCGGGTACCGCCTGCGGTACGAGAAAGAAGCTGTCCGGCCCGTCGTTGGCACCGCTGATGCGTGCATAGAAGATCAGCTGGTCGCCGAGCTGGATGTCGCTGCCGATGTTGATGTCGAAACCGGACAACGTGTAATCAGGAAAGCCGGTGCCGTTGTTGATCGACGGGATCAGCGCGCCGCCGGGCTGCAGCAGCGAGTATTGCGCCAGCACCGTGTGCTGGGTCAGGTTGAGCAGCGCGAACGCTTCGAGCGTCTGCGGCGTGCCAGTGTCGTTGACGTCGATGCCGATCGAGAACGTCAGGTTCGGATCGCCGTTCGCCGCCAGATACGCGCGCAGGAAGCTGCCGTCATACGGCAAGCCGACCGTGTCGACGCCGGGATTGGCACCACCGCTCACGTTGGTCGAGAAGAAGATCGCGTCGGACAGGTTGCCGCTGTTCTTGAAGTTGGTGTAACCGAACGTGGACGACTGCTGCGGCTGGTTGTCGCCACAGATGACGCACTGGATGTTCTGCGGCTGGTTGCCGCCCGGCACCACGTTCTGCAGCGTCAGGGTCGTTCCGGTGTTGGTCCACGTCTGGCCGCCGAGGACCACGTCGGCGCTGGCAGGTGAAGCAAAAGCGGCGAGCAGTGCCGCGGCGAGCAGGGTCTTGCGCATGGGTCGGGCTCCTTGGGTTAAAACGCTCCTACAGACACGAACACTATCACCATCGCGGCGATCGCAATGAGAATGATCAGCGTGATCGCCTTGTGATCGTCCTTCATAGCCCCGGCCTACCGGCTGGCGGCGGGCGCATCGCGGCCTGCTGCAGCTTGAACTGCTCGGCGGCGCGCTTCTGTTCGCCCTGTGCCGCGGTTTGCTGCAGCTTGAGCTGCGCCAGCTGCTTGGCGTGATCGATCTTGACCGCGCCCATCTGCAGGTCGCCCTTCTGCTTCTCGACGTCGAGCTGGTGCTTCTCGCGATCGGCGATCGCCTTGAGCTGCAGTGTCTGCGCCTTGGCCTGCTCGTCGCCCTGACGCGCCTGCAGCTCGGCCTGCTTGATCTTCTCGTTGGAGGCGATCTTGGCCTGCTCGTGGCCGTCGCGCATCGCCATTTCCTGCTTCTTCAGCTCGGCGTCGAGCTGGTCCTTCTGCTGCGCGTGAGCGATCTTCATCGCCTCGATTTCCTTGGCGGTGCGCGCCTGCATCGTCGCCGGGTCTTCGCCCTTCGGCGCTTCGGCCTTGGCCTTCATCAGCTCGGCGAGGTCGTCGATCGAGCCGTCGAGCGAGCGCCCGGCGCGATAGGGCGCGACGGTGAACTTGAGCACCTCGGAGCAGAACGCGCCGGTCTGCGGCTCCATTGCGATCATCTGGGCTAACTGCGGCAGCAACTGCGCGAGCACCGCAGTGAACTCGCTGCGGCGCTGCTTCTCGGCATTCTCATCAACCTGAATGGTGCTGTCGGTTTCGATGTCGAGGGTAAAGCACTTGGTGCGGCTGTCCTTGAACAAGGTCATCACCTGATCGAAGGTCGGCTTCTCGAGCACCGCCTTGAGCGTCTTGTGGCCCTCGTCGATGACGTCCTGCGCCTGCTTGAGCAGCTCCTGCGGGTCCTGCCCGCCGGGCGGCGGCGCGCCCGGCGGTGCCGCGCCCGGCGAAGCCGGAGGCGCGCCCGGAGCCGCACCGGGAGGCCCTGCCGGCACCGCACCCGGGGGAAGGCCCGGCGGCGGCGACGGCGGTTGCTGCAACTTCTCGCGCGCCAGTGCGAGCTGCTGCTCCTGACGCTGAATTTGCGTTGCCAGCTCGCGCGCCTGCTTCTCCTGCATCTTCTTGGTCGGCAACAGGGTCTGGCTCATCTTGATGATCGTCACCTCGTCGAAATTCTCGGTGATGATTTCCGCCACGATGTTGACGAGGTCGCGCGCGATGCGCACCAGCGCCTCCTGCTTGTCGCGGATGCGCGCGGAGCCGTACTGGGTCTTGAGTTGCTGCGCGCCGAGCGTCTCGCCCGGATCGGTGGCGCCGCGCATGATGTCGCTCAGGCCCATGATCTGGTAAATGTCCTGAATGATCTGCTGGCGCAGCGTGACGCACTGCTGGATGGTCTGCGCGATCACCTCGATCGGCAGCCAGACGATCACCTCCTTGGAGCCGCCGAACGCGGCCCAGTTGGAAATCGGTACCAGCAGGCGGCCGGGCGTGTTGGTGGCGATCGCGGCTTGGATCGCCTCGGACAGCTCGGCGCCGCCGGCCGGATAAAACCCCTTCGCCTCCAGCGCCACGCTCAACGCATGGATCTTGGCGGTGAGCGTGTTGATCTCGTCGAGCTGGTCCTCGTACTGCAGCACGTCGGGCACCGGCACCAGCGAGCCACGCTGCAAGGTGCCGTAAGCCGGGCGCGGGCAGGGAAAGAAGTCGGTGAAATCAAGGTGCGGGTCATCCTCGTCGAGGATCTTGTCGCAGCCCTCGGCGACCCAGACCACGCGCTTGTTCGGACGGTCCCAGATTTCCCAGAACTTGGCGCGCTCGCGGTTGTCGGTGCCGCCGACTTCCTTGATGTCGCGGTCGACCTTGTAGTCGGCATCCTTGTAGCAATCGCCGGAGGTCGGATAGAAACGCTCGCGCGCCTCGGCGCGGGTCAGGTAGCTCGCGCCGGCGACCCACGTCACCTCGCGCCAGTTGCGCGAGACGGAATGCAGGAAATCGCGGCGGTGCTTGAAGTCGATGCAGACGCACTCGTAGTCGTGGTCCTCGCCTTTCGGCTCATACCTGCACCACGCCACGCCGCGGCCGATCAGCGCGACGTCGTCGCGCACCAGCTTCATCAGCTCGTCGATGTGGCACTGGTCGAAGGTGGCGGAGATGCAGCGTTCGAGCACCTCGGATGCGGCCTGCGGCACTGGCCGGCGGTCCTTCCACTTCGGCGTGACGGCAGGTTGCGGGGGCGTGGCGTAGATGCTCGGGCCGATCACCTCGATGTTGGCCCAGAACATTTGAAATTCGCGATCGCGGCCGCTGGTGGAAAGGCGCTCAAGGTTGGCGTAGCGCTTGTCGATGTTGTCGCAACGCGCGTTCCAGTCCTCGAACGCCTTCTCGCTCTCCTTCAGCAGATTGAGCCACGCATGGCTCTCCTGCGGCTCGATGGTGGGATCGAACTCCAGATCGTCGTGGCGGATGTCAGCGTCGTGCGGGGCGGCGGGTCGATTGTATTCAGCCATCAGGCCGCTCTCCTCTTGATCGAGCGTGGCGACGACGTGGCGACGATCAGCCAGTCGCGCCGGGTGTCGCAGGCGAGCACGTCGAGCGTACCACAAAGATAGCCGCGTTCACGCCGGGTCACGTCCCATACCACCGACCGGCTCATCCACACCTCGACCGGCGAGCGGCGGCCGTGGCGGCGATCGTGCTGCGCCTTCTCGGCGATCTGGCTGGCGCGCGAGGCGGAGATGTTGAGTCGCTCGCCGATATCCCGATAGGTCAGCCCGGCGGCGCGCATCGCCAGCACGGTGGCGCCGCGCTCCCACGCGACCTGCATGGTGGCGACGACGCTGTCGTTGGTCAGTTCCGCCCAGTCGACGCGCGAGCGGCGCTGGCGCTCGGGCTGCGCCCGGGCGCGGCGCGCGTCCAGCTCGGCGCGGCGCGCCTCGCTTGTCGCGCGCGCCTCAGCCTGCGCCAGCACCAGCGCGGCCTCGAACTCGGCCTGCTTGGTGAAGTGGGCCAGCACGCGGCGCGTGCGCGCCCGCTCCGGCCGCGCCAAGCGAAGGTAATCGCGGTGCCACGTCATGCGCGCTCTTCGATCCGGTAGGGCCACTCCTTGGCGCAGACCGGGCAGCGCAGGATCAGGCGATTGCCGACGCGGGTGACCTTCTTGGCGGCGCGGCTGTCGCACTGCGGGCAAGTCTTGGGGCTGCGCGGGCGTGTCTGCACGGCGCCGACGGTTGGCAGGTCGGCGGCGTTGAAGCTGCCGACCGAGGTGAGCGGGCCCCAATCGACGTAGGGGTTGTAGGGCCGTGGCGGGGCCGCGGCCTTGTCCGCGTCGTCAACCGCCTCCACGGCCTCGGCCGGAGGCTTGAGCGCGCCGTCGGCGCCGTCGAGCACGTTGGCGGCCTCCAGCAGCAGGTCGACCGCCGAGGTCTTGACGATCATGGCGGCCCAGTGCTCGCCCTTGACCTCCTGCGCGAGGACGTGGGCGGCGCAGGTGCGCAGCTTGTCGGTCAGTTCGGACATGGACGCCTGTCCTTCAGCGCCGCCTTGGCGCGACGCATGCACGCCTCGACGCCGCCGTGCAGGTCGAGCAAGATCGGGATCATCTCGGCGCTGTAGCCCGCGCGCAGCAGCGTCTCGATGGCGAGCATAATCTCCAGCCGCGTCGGCGGCGCTGGCGTGGGATACGAATAAGTTCGGGCCGGTCGCCTCACAATCGTATCCCTCCGCGCTTGGGCTCGGGCGGCGGCGGGATGACCCAGCCGCTCAGGGCGGGATTGACGGGCGGCTTTACCTTGCGCAGCGGCGCCTTGCGCCACGCCATCGCTAGGTAGCGGAAGGCGTCGGCCGGGTGCGAGGTCCAGTCGTGGACGGCGTTGGCGCGGAAGGCTTTCTTTTCATCGTCCCACTCCCGCCTGTATTGATCAAGCGCGCTAAGGCCGCCCTCCTCCGTGCGCGGGTGAAAAACGCATAACGGCAGTGTACGCCTGACGGCATTGATGCCGTCGTCGAGGGAATGATGCGGCACGAGCATAGGCCGCAGGCCCATAGACTGCATGGTTTCGACCCGCGTTCGTCCACTGCCCCACTCCTTGATTTTCGCATCGTGTGGCACCCAGTCGTCGCCATTCTTCCAGCCGTGCTGCTGCGCGCGGCTCTCGATCACGCCGGCGTAGTGTTCGAGCCCGACGCCGGAGGAGGCGTAATGATCCAGTATCATGAGCTGGGCCCCGCGCGGCTGGAACCACCAGATCGAGGTGTCGTCGCCGACGCCGAGGTCCCACGCGCGGTGCACCGGCGCGCCCTCGATCGCGACCACCTTGTCGGTGACGCGCTCCTCCTCGCGCACCTTCTTCATCTCGAAGGCGTAGAACGCGCCGAGGATGGCGGCGTGCCAGTCGCACATGTACTCCTGCTGGAACTGGGCCTGCCCGACGTCTTGGCCGTAGAGCGCCTGATACTCCGCCATCGCCTCTTCGAGCTGCAGCAGGCTCAGGGCGCCGGTGTCGATCGCGGTGAGGCGCTCGCAGAACCAACCGTCGGTGCGCTGCGCATGCTTGAACATCTCGTGGGCGTGGTTCCTGCCGCGCGGCGTGGTGATGAACGCGGCCCAGCCTTGGTTTTCTTCGATGATCGGCCGGTGATAGGCCCACGCACTCGGGTTGGCCAATGCCCACTCCGAGTACGTGATGCCCGCGACGCCGGCGCCAACAGTCGCGTCATAGCGGTCGCTCCCGATCAGCTGCCACGTCGAGCCCTGCATGCGGATGAACATCTCGTGGTCGTTGGTGGTTTCGCGCAACGCGAGCGGGAAGGCCTCGTCGATGCGGCGGATGCCGGTGTGCGGGTTGACGGCGGTCCAGATGGCCTTTCTGGCCTGTCCGTACTCGGGTAAGCAGTGCCAGTAATTTCCCTTTCTTTTCATCATGCTAAC